CTATTGATAAAGCACTAGATACTAAAAACGAATTTACAACCAAAGTAACTGCGGCACATAAATACCCGGCTCAAATTGATGGTCCTAATAAAGGCATTAGAAGTAAAGCAGTAGTCATAGGAACATACTACATCGGTAAATCTCTTGTTGGTAATATAGTCTATCCTTTGAATGCTATTGTTTACATTAGTGATACCAAAAAAGCGTATCTGGTCGAAGACAGGAAATTCGTCAAAGAAATACCTGTAAAAACTTTCGCTGAAGCTGCGTTCGCATTGGAAGAATTTGTAATTGTTGGCATCAGCAATTACGAAGAACACATAAACAACATTCTTAAATTTAGTTGAACTGGAGCATAACATGAAAATCAAAATATTTGTGAGTGAAAGTTCTGCTCCGAAAAAACCAACTATAGCAGCTAAGCCATTAACTAATGCTGAAATGTTGAAACGTCGCAAAGCATCAATGAAAGCAGTTATACTATCCAAATTCCCTTCTCTTGAAGGAAAAGGATTCGTACGGCTAAGTGACCGAGAAAATGAATTACTCGATATTCTCGAAGAAGAAAAACCTAAAGGTAAAAAATTACAAGCAGTTAAGGCAGAGCTTGAGGCTGTACGTTCATTACTACGCCTTTTACCAAACAAGAAATAATCTACATATTAAAGGAGTTTTCGTATGAAAATCAAAGTATTTGTTAGTGAGAGTGCAGGACCGTCAAAAGCACAAAAAACTAAGATGCGTAGTGGTATGGTTAAAGGCGGTATCAAGCCTAAAGCGAAACGCAAAGTACATCCACGTGTTCAAGCTCAAGCCGACGCAAAAACTAAAGCCGTTGTTGCTGCGGCACTTAAAGCATACAACGACACTATCAAAAAGCAAGCCAAACTGGTTGCTATGAAACAAAAACTCCGTGAGAAAATCGGACCTAAATTCACACGTGCCCAGTACAATGAGAAGGCCCGTGAGATAGCTGAGGCAATTGCTGCACTTGTCGGCGAACGCAAAGGTATTGTTGATGCCATTAAATTCAAAAAGCTTTCACTACCTGCTGATAAAAAACTGAAGCTCTCCGATGTTACAGTTAAGGCAGTTCCTTCTAAGTCATCTATTTTGACAAAGCCTGGGAAAGCCGCCAAAGCTGCTGCTGAAGATAAAGCAGCACCTGAAGCAACGAAACAAGATAAAGATACTCTGAAAGCAATGATAGCAGGTAAAGAAGTTCCTATCAAACATAAAAACAGTTTGATTAAACTGATGCGCTCTATTATGGGTAAAGCAGTTAAAATCAATTTCGGTACGTTGAAGGCTTTCAGTAAAAAGTTACGTGAAGCAGGTAAAGCCAGAGCTGCATTGAAGGCAGATCCTAAAACAGCAATCAAAGACGCTGCTGCCTCTAAAGCCCGCAAAAAGACTATAGCGAATAAAATCTAATGCGCGTATTAGTCAGTATTGCTAAAGCTAAAGAATACCTGTATGGGATGCGTTTGCGTCCCTTCAGCTTAGGAACGCAGCCGAAAGGTCACTCACGTTTTATAGCTCCTGCTGATATACCTGAATCGATAACAAGGAAACTTCCTGAGAGTCGCTACAGGTTCGGCATCGTAGTTTATCCTAAACCACTATCCGATTCAGACATTCAACACTATTCGTTGACTGACCTGAACGGAGACGATCAAGCTCAATGGCAAAAGTTCTTTATATTTGCTCAAGAAATGCGGTCGTATGGTGTCGATTGGGATACGTTCGTCGCTGATTATATTCATCCCAAAGGTGAGCTACGCGAAAACAATCCTTTGAAGGATTTGAAAAATGCAGAGTTCTTCAAGATGGTCGGAGATCATGGATATTCTCCTAATCTAAAAGGACTTGAAAAATTCTACAAATCAATCGAAACTTACTGATGATTTTACGCTGTAATGTCTCGAAAATTCGCTGAAAAATACCGGTAAATTATTTGCTAAAAATACCGGTATTTTCGTAGATATTTTTCTGCGAAACTTAATTTTAATATATGCAGAATCAGAAGACTCTGTGTGGTGTTCTAAACAATCCGAAAGGAGAAACCGATGATCAAGCGTAAAAAGGAACCAGGTAACTCTGGTATCGTTGTCGCTGGTCGTTCTAAACATGAAGCGCAGGCCCTGTTTGCCGCAGTAGCGTATGCACAGGAAGGTAGTGTAGCTGTTTTTCAAGACAGCGATAAACGCACTTTCGTGACACACGCCTCTGCTACAGAGCCGTACAACCCGCTTACAGGTCAGAATGACTTGACCCCTTACACAGGTAATATGCCGTTCCAAGCATTAGCCTCTGTTGGTGACAAAGTGACAGTTAATTACACCATCTGTGCTGATGGTTGCGGTGCCCACTTACTTTCTGAGTCTTCTGACTTAGAATATTGTCCACAGTGCAGCACCCAAATCCCTGAATTAAGCGATTCTGAAATTGAAGCACTCAGCTCTGATGAAGGTGAAACTGGTGCCGGTACTACCGACCAGCCAATCGTAATCGTAGCTGCTCCTACTGCTGAAGAAGCGCGTGACTCTTTTGCTGCTGCCTGTCGCGGTGAAGACACTGTTACTCTGACCTCAGAGAGCGGTACTTTCATTAGCCACAACTCGGTACATTTTAATGTTGACCCAGTTGAAGGTATGGACGACCTGGAACAAGTTGAGTCAGAGACTCCGTTCCAAGCAGAAGCCTCTGATGGTAAACAAGTTGAAGCCCACCTGTACTTATGTTCTCATTCAGACACTTGCGGTAATGTTATCGTAAGTACCAGTTCTGATGTGACTGTATGTCCTTCATGTGGCGGCGGCCTGTTAGATCCACAGGACTCAGGTTGCTTACATTCTCTGTCTGCTGAAATGGATAAACTGGAAGAACTTTTCTCAGTTTCATCTGATGATGAAGACGGTGACGACGAAGACGCTGACCTGGATCTCGATGGTGATGATGAAGACCTCGAAGGCCTGGAGTTGGATGAAGACGAAGATGAAGACGGTGAGTTGGAATCTGAATCATCCGACGAAGACGACTTTGATCTTGATGCCGAATTGGCACGTTTAGAAGCTCAGGCTTCTGACGGTGATGAAGAAGACGAAGACGAGGAAGAAGAGGAGTCTGATGAAGACGAAGACCTCGATCTTGACCTCGACTTAGACGATCTGGATGCCGACGACGAAGACGAAGACGGCGAACTGGAATCTGAATCATCTGACGATGAAGACCTGGATGAAGACTTGGATGACGATGCCTATACAGGCGATGAAGATGAAGACGGTGAGTTGGAATCTGAATCATCTGCTGGTACTCATACAGGTGAACCTGTTGATGAACTGGACGTTGATATGTTGACTGCAATAGCAGCTTCTACTGGCGGTAACCTCGATGCTAAGCTGTTTGCTGTTGCGAACTGTGGTGTAATCGGTGGCGAAATCACGTGGACAGCATTCTATGACCGTACTCCAGTTGCAGTAGCTACTGCCTCTGCCGTCGACGGTAATGCTGAACTGAAACGCATCTTCTCAACTCCTACTTTCCGTGACGCAGTTATTGCTACTGCTAACGCTGATGGTATTGAACAGGCTCTGACTGATTACGGCTTCGCCCGTATCAATCCAGATATCGATGTTCAAGCAGTTGTTGAACATGCAATCATGGCTAAAGCCGAAGCCCGTGTTCAGGAAACTCTGCAACAGGTAGACGCTGAGCGTGAAGAAACTAAAACTCGTTTGATGGCTGCATTGGCTACTGCCAGCATGGGTATCAACCGTGGTGTGTTTAAAGGCAAAACTAACCCAACGATTAATCGTTTGATTGCGGCGTTAAGTGCTGCTGGTGTTGGTAATGCAGAGCAGATTGTACACACAGCCTTCCAGGACACTGGCGACCAAGCCAGCCAGATGGTTGTTGAAGCAGCTATGAACTTGTTGTCTCAGCCGCTTGAAGTACAGAACTCATACGCCGATATGGTAGCGCAAGCTTCCTATCAGGCAGCCGGCCACAAGGATGTTGAACAACGTCTGAGTGACTGGGATGTGAAGAAATCCAATCAGCAACAGTCTGTCCAGCAAGAACCACAACAGTTAGAAGCTGTTGCGAGTGCTAAAGGCAAGGCTGGTACCGGTTGGGGTAATTTATTGGCTGCCGCGGCACGCAAAAACTAAGTCATTAAGTTTCAAGGCACACGGTGCTTAGATACTTAGCTTAAATAATTCTGGAGAAAACAGTTATGTTGAACTACAAGCAATCACAGTTCTTCGAGACCAACCCGTTCGATATCCTTCCTGGCCTGGCGCTGAACGAAGAAGGTTATGCTCTGGTTTACGTCAAAGAAGACGGTAAGACCTACGTATCTACTTCTACTGGCGTTGAAGGTGAAACTTTCGCTGGTCTGAACATGAGCGTTAACCTGCCTCCTTCACGTGCGACTATGGTCGAAGAACACGTAATTCCTACTGGCGGCAAAATCAGTCTGAACCGCGTTCCTGTTACTGGCCAGTTGCTGGTTAAAGTTGCTGGCACTAAAGCAACTATCAGCGCAGGTACTTCTGCCGGTGATGCAGGCACTGCTACTGTTAACGGTAAAGACGTATTCTTCAATACCGCTGACGTAGGTAAATCAGTATTTGTTCAGTACCACTACGAACTGCTGGCTTCTGAAGCTAAGCAATTCACTGGTGATCACCTGGGCGGTGTCAACACAGCTTCTGCTGAGTTCGGTTCTACTGGTGTTGTTCAGCGTGGTACTATCGAAACTTCTATGTTTGATGCGTCTGTTGACTGGACTTCTGTTGTTCACCCGAAACTGGGCCAGAACGGTATGTTCACAGTTGGCGGCAACGGTACTCTGCTGACCAACGTAGTTGTGTTAGGCAGCCCGTCTGCTGAATCGTCTTTCTTACGTCTGGAAATCCGCGCCTAATTAGGCGCTGAGTTCTCGGTTGAACAATTTTGGAGATACAAGGTATGAAGAACTTACCTAAGCAGGGTGTAACATTTCGTCTGGCCAACGGCGGCGATTTAGCGGATCTGGTGTTGCCTGGTCAGGGTATGAAAGCCCTTAGCAGCTCAACTGGTGAAATCAACGCTTCTGGTTTTAAAGACCTGTTGCAACAACAACAAGCTTTGATGATGGCTTTAGCCAGCGGTCAAATTGTTGCTGTTAACGAAGGTCAGAAAACTTTCGCTTCAATGTCAAACGCTGATAAGCGCGACATTCTGCAAGCGGCACACGCTGACGCTGATTTGTGGGCATCTTTAGGTGCTACCATTTCTGAAGACGTCCGTGAACAGCAAACCCGTCAAGGCTTCATGTCAAGCCTGGTAATGATCAACGAACTGCGTCAAGGTGAAGCGCCACGTGTGCCAATGCCTCGTCACGATGTTCAAGCTGTTGTGGCTACTAGCCCGACTCAAATGGGTTACCAGCTGATCAAAGACCGTTACTTCTTCCCTCAGGAATTTGAACTGAAAGCAAACGTCCGTGTATCTGAGTTAGACCTGGGTCAGGCTACTCACGATTTGCTGGACCACGCTTACGGTCAAGCTCTGGAAGCAATGGTTACTGGCCGCGACCGCATTTGGAAACGTGCTGCTGATATGACTGTCGGTGTTGCTAACAACATCACTCTGATTTCAGGCCGTTTAACTCCTGCTGTTATCGGTGCACTGCGTACTCAGGTTACTGACTGGAACCTGCCGGCTACTAAAGCTCTGATCGCCAACAACTTCTGGGAAGACATCATCGCTGAACCTCAGTGGGCTGATGCTCTGACTCCAGTTGCCCAGTATGAACTGGTAATGACTGGTAAAGTTGGTACACTGTACGGCCTGGAACTGATGACAGACGGTTACCGTCCTGAGAACCAACGTGTTCTGGATCGTGGTGACATCTATGTTGTTTCTGACCGTGAGAACCACGGTGTAATGAACGTGCGTGGTGGTATCACTTCTCGTCCGACTTCTGGCGAGAATCAGGGTGAAACTACTAAGGGCTGGTTACTGAACGAAATCATGTCTTTCGTTCTGGCCAACCCACGCTCAGTAGCAAAAGCCAAGCGTTAATAGTTGGGGCTTAGTCCCCAACTTCTCCAAGTAGGAGACCGCTATGGCAAGATGTTCTGCGTTGGCATTAGTAGCGCTAGCCGCAGTAAGTTTAAGGAACGGCAACGTGGAAGAAGCCGGTCAACTGTTTGTGAACTCAATGGCTCTGCCTGATAGCGAAGAAGCTGTACGTTTCTTGCTGCAATCTAGTGCACCCGACCTCTCCGTTACAAGCAGTGACTTTGGTGATTTAGGCCACGATGTTGAACTTGAAAGCTTGGCTTCACTTTCGCGTCAAATCTCAATCAGTATGGAAGCAGAACGCACCTGTGCTGATACATCGGAAGGGGCAGACAGCGAAACGTAATGTTGTGCTATGCAGGTGATGCCCTCTCACCTTCACCTAGCAAAACACAACCTACTAAGTCTCGTTTAAAACTGAACCCAGAGCCGAGGTGACTTTGCTCTGGGTTTTTTGCTTTGGGTTCCCGAAATGGCAGCAAACATAACTGGCGATGAATCTGGAATAGAGATTACCATCAATGCTTTTATGATGAAATTCCGTAAACTATTCGGTATCGATATTATTTGGATAACCGATGAAGAGACGGTAATTGAAGCTATAAGAAAGCATAGAAAGGATGCCCGTGGCGTTGAAAATGACGACACTGATTTATATCCGTTTGCAATAATCAAAATATCATCCGCTGGCGTTTCAGATGATGCTCCTAATCCACGTGTGACAGCGCGTTCAGGCTCAGGACTTTCTATATCTGGCGACATGGATAACACTTACATACTCAAGCATTATAAGTTCTGGTCAAACATTAACTGTGAGCTTGAGATAAGAACAAATAGCCTTCAATCAGCCTGTAAGCTTGTTGAACGTCTTAGTATAGCTTGCTGTACAAAAGCACTGTACACTGGCGTTACTATAGAGGCAGATGATGAGGGTGGTACTGATTCCTGGAACGTAATAGTTCAAGGTGCAAGATCAGTTGCGTTCCCTACTTCGAGTAATGAAGCTACTGACGGACCTCGCGTTTACAAAATAAACCATTCACTGGAAATGCGTAGTCAATTCGGTGAATACAAAGCCGTTCCTAAGATTAATAACGAAGGACGTGTGACAACTAATATTGTTGCTGGTAACAGCCCTGCAGTGGAGGTGCCTTGATGTCAGTCAAAGATATGCGTATAAATCGCTACAGGCAATCTGGAAAAACACTTACTTTCAGTGTGCAAGGTGTCTGTACTACGCAACATACCCGTGAATCTATCTTGCACAATTCGTCCAGTGTACGCATTGGGCCTGATGCTGCTATAACTAGCTTGGACACCGCTGTGTCCTTGACTTCTGCCCACGTCATCGAGGAAGGTAAAATTACCCGCTTCATCAGTATTACAGCCGCACACAAATTCCGGCTCATGTACAAGCTTCCTGGTATGACTGACCCAATATTATTCGCTGTTCCTGATAAGATGTTTATTATGATGGGACCTATATTGGGCGAGCTTACTGTAGTCGGTGAATATGAAGATCCTATTCGCTGTACCATACAGTATTCATAATTTATTGATGAAGACACAACTGGAGAACACTTATGTCCATACGGCCTAATAATCCCAGTGCAGGTGTTTACACAAGTGAAATTGATCGTGCCGTAGGCCAGCGTACATTCTCTGTATCAACAGGTGTAATTTGTGCTGCTAGCCATCGCGGTCCTGTCATGCAACGTGTGAAATTAACTGACACTGGACGATTGAAGTCGCTGTTCGGTAAAAAAGATCCAAAGACAAGCTACGGTATTCACTGTGCTGAGCATTTCCTGACGGAAAGTAACAGCCTGTTCTATACCCGTGTTGCTCGGGATGCCAAGTTCGCTGGTATTATGATTCGTACAGTAAGCAATTTCTGTGCGCCTATTAAACTGGCACAAGGTATGACTGACCCAGCACAAGCTGCTTTAACTGGTAACGACATCATGTTAATCAGTGCAGAGAATCCCGGCAAGTGGGGCGATGACCTGTACGTAGTGATGTACCCAGATGTAAACGATCCAGACTACCAGCAGTTTTTTATCGAAGTGTATGAAGGCGATTCAAGCGTACCTGTTGAGAAGTATGCCTGTACTACTTTCTACAAAAAATCAGAAGACGGTAAACAGTTATTCGTAGAAGATGTGGTTAATACTTTCAGTGACCGCATTCGTGTACGTTTCAACTGGAACCATCCTGAGTTCCAACAGACTGACGAGCCTGTGTTGATTAATGCAATCATTGGTGGTCCTTCTGATGCTCTTACTGGTGTTAACAACGGCCAGTTCTTCGGTGGTGATAACGGTGTTGACCCAACAATCGGTGACTATCTCCGTGCGTGGGACCTGTACCGTGACTACGAAGAAGTAGACGTGGACATCTTAATGAGTGCTGGCTATACCAATGAGGCAATACTGCACAAAATCAATGAGATTGCTGCTAATCGCCTTGACTGTATAGCTGTGTTGGACTTACCAGAAAACTTAGTACGTCCTGACCGTGCAATCAACTTCCGTCGTAACACATTGAACATGAACAGCTCTACGGCTGCATTGTATGCTCCTTATCTCAAACTGTTTGATGATGATAACTCTCGCAGTTACTTTGTTCCTCCGAGTGGTAAAGTTGGTGGTGTGTTTGCACGTACAGATCGTGTAGCCAAATCTTGGTTTGCTCCTGCTGGTACAAATCGTGGTGTG